AGAACTACACGAAGTCGCAGGAGTATTGGGGCAAGGTCACAAGCTCGCGGCCCGCGCCGCTGACGGCCTCGCATGTGCAACTGGTCGCGTTCCGCCTCGGCTGCTCTCTCGATTCCGCCCGCAGGGCAATCCTCATGGGGCTCGTGAAATGATCTCATCCGCTCCGCTGCAAGCCGCCTACGACCTCGTCTCGCTCGCCGAGAAGGTGCGGGCGTTTGTCAGCATCGCGAAGGTCAAAGCCGCTGGCGGCATCACGCTCGCGGAGTTGGGTGAGCTCGCCGTCGCCCTCATGCGAGTGGCGATTGAAGCGGCCGACGCGATCCCGGTCGACGGTGCCGAGCGAAAGCAGTTCGTGCTCAACGCCGTGGGGCTGTTGTTCGACACGCTCGCGGACAAGGCGATCCCAGCGCTCGCGTGGCCCGTCTGGGTGATCGTCAAACCGGCCGCTCGCCAACTGCTGCTCTTGGTTGCCAGCGGTGCCATCGAATCGCTCTTGCCCCTTGTGAGGAAAGCCCACGACGCATGATCTACGTCCTCCTGCTGGGCGGCGCTGCCGCTCTTCTCGTCGGCCCGATGCTCGCCCGCCGGGCTGCCCCTTCGCTCGGCCCAGAGCCGGCACCCCCGCCGCACCTCGCCCCGACCTACCAGTCGGCAATCGCTGACCTCGCCCACGTCCGCCTGCGTCTGCTCCAGACGGAGAGCCTGGCGGAAGCGGAGAAGAAGGCGATCGACACGCTGACGCTCGCCCTGGTCGCCGGGAGCGACAAGCCATGACAGACCGCGCCCGCTACACGCTCGCCTCGGCCCTTTTGCTCGGCTGCCTTCTTGCGTGGGCGTTGGAGAGCAGGCCCGCCCCGGCACCGGCCCCCGGCGGCGCTCTCGTCTTGCGTGGCAAGTTCATCGGCCCGACCGCTGCGGCCGACGCCGCGACCCTCGCAGCCTTTGCCGACGAGCTCGCCATTGAGATCGAGCACGACGCCGCCCAGGGCGAGCCGTTCTTCAAGACCGGCACGCAGTACGACGAGCTTCGCACGCGGGCGAGGATCCTGCGTTGCCGTGGCGAAAGCATCGGCGAGCGGCAGCCAAAGGTCAGGGATGCCATCGAGGCGTTTCTCGACGGGGCAGTCGGCAAGAGCGGTGGCCCGGTGAGCAAGTCGCAGCGTGAGGCGTGGGCGGCAGCGTATCGCGAGATCGGAAGGGCTGCCGGTGAAGCGACCCGCTGACGAGATTCGAGCCTGGCAGTTTGTCGGCGCGGCGGCGTTGCTATTCATCGCCGTCTACCTCGCCGTTTCGCAGCGGCACACGCCGTCAGGGTCGCAGTTTGGATACGCCCCAAACCCCGAGGGCGTAAAAGAGTTTCTGGCCGAGCTCGACCAGCCGCTCTTTCGTGACGCTGGGGCCGAGACGATCGCCAAGGCGAAGGGCGTCGACACGTTCCTCTATCGCTCTGCGTACAAGGCTCACGCATCCCGCTACGGCAAGCCTTGGGTTTGCGGCCGTCAGGGAATCGGCGACTGCGTTTCGTGGGCCTGGGGCGAGCACGCCGTTTGGATCGCTCAATGCGTCGACTGGGAAACGGGTCGGCTCGCCGATCCTCCGCTCCGCGTCAGTTCCGAAAGTTGTTACGGCGGCTCGCGCGTCGAGGCCCGCAACAAGCCCGAAGGCGGGGGCGGGTGGAGCGATGGCTCCTACGGCGGCGCGGCTGCCCGCTGGTTTCGCGACTGGGGCGTCATCTACCGCCAGCCCTACGAAGGCGTCGACCTGACGGACTATTCCGCCGACCGGGCGAAGCAGTGGGGCAACTGGGGCAACGGCGGCCAAGGCGACAAGGGCAAGCTCGACGCGGTCGCAAAGAAGCATCCGACGAAACACGTCGCCCTCGTCCGCAACTTCGACGAGGCGGCTGCCGCTATCGAGGCGGGGTTCCCTGTCGCCGTCTGTTCGATGGTCGGCTTCGAGAATGTCAGAGGACCGGATGCGTTCGCCGCCGCGCGTGGGCAATGGGCTCATGCGATGTGCTTCCACTCTGTGCGCTACGCCAAGAACGGCTCACCGCGTGACGGCCTGCTCTGCCAAAACTCATGGGGGCCGTCGTGGATCAGCGGCCCGAAGTGGCCCGCCGATATGCCCGAAGGGAGTTTCTGGGTCGATCGCCAGACGGTCGACCGGATGCTTGCCGGGCTCGATAGTTTCGCCGTGGGCTCTGTCGCCGGTTTCGGCTGGCGCGACCTCCATCACGGCAACTGGCTCATGCCCGCCGTCAACACGCTCACTCGCAAGCCCAACCCATTCCTCGATTACCAACTAGCCCCATGATCCAACTCACCAACAAGCAACTCGCCATTGTCTGCCTCGTGTGTATGTCTGCCGGATGGTGGCTCTCGTCGTCGCCCTCGTCGCCGGTCAACCCGACGCCCGCGAACGACCGCCCCGTGCTCCGGTGGATCGCCAAGGCGGCGAAGAATCTTCTCTGGATCGCCCTCATCGCGGAGCAGCCGCCGAAGGAATCCCGCCTCGTGCAGCACCAGGTCGGCGAGGACGGGCATCCCGTGATCGACCACGCCAGGAGTTTCTAGCCATGTGGGAATGGATCCTGGCGACGCTCGCCGCCCTGTCGGCTGACCCCGTGTCGGCAAGCCTCGAACACCCGAGGGCTGCCGCTGCGGTCGCCGCTGCACGGGCCAGCATGGTCGCTGGGGATGCCGCCCCCACGCCGACGCCCGCCGAGTGCGTCTGCGGCCGGACGTGCGTCAACGGCGTCTGGAAGCCTGACGGCCGTGTAGAGCAGCGATGCACCTGCACTTGTGAGCGGTGCAAGAAAAAGCCCGGCTGCCCAGACGGAAAGTGCCGCGTGCCGGGAGCGTCGCCCGCGTCTGGTTCACCGGCCATGCCTTGATGCTGGAGGTGCGGTGGGCGACGCTCTCGATACGCTGACGCTGCGGGAACTTTGCGACGCCGTGCGCGAGCAGATCGGCCCACGCGCCGCCGAGCTTGAGCACACCTGCGACGTGATCGTCACCGAAATCTGCCGCTGCTGGCCGGAGCGGACGATGGCGGAGATCGCTGGCAAACTCTCCTGTGCGAGAGCCGCCGACGACGTGCTCGACGCGATCGCCGTCACGACCGCGAAGGTGCGGGAGAACATTGAGGCCCGCTGGGGATGCAAGCCCTCGCACAAGGCGGCCCTCGACCTCGTGCTCCGAGCCTGCGTCGTTGAGTTTGCAAACCTCTGGTTCAGTTGCCCCGAGGCCCGCATCGGGATCCGGGCCGTGCTCGCCATCGTGCGTCACAATCCCCGCGCCGCTTGACGACTAAGCGAAAATCGCCCGCCATCATGTCTGACGTTCAGCGGACATTTTTCGGGCAGGACAAACCCAAGGCCGCCCCATGCCCAAACGCAAAACCAAAAAAACTTCCCGCAGGAAAGCAGCCAATCCGAAGATCGGTCCCGGTGAATGTGCGAAATTGGTTGATACGGATAACCCGCGTCCACGCACATCTGACGTATACAGTCCGCTTATTCGCAGCACCAGAGACGGCAGGCGGGCAGTCTCTTGAGGGCGAGACGTATTCGGCTCGCGCCGCCCGTGGCGATCAGACGTTGATCCATGACGCCTGTATGCTTGGCCGTGACGAGCTCGACGGAATCGTCGCCGAGGTCCAAGCGGCAATGGACGCAGCCCCGCGAACGACGGCACTGCCCGGCACCAGGGCAAAGGTCGCCGAGATGGAAGCCAGGGCGAGGCGCGGGCAGAGCATCTTCGTTGACAGCGATGCAAAGATCGGCTGACGGCGCGTCGCGGCGGCGCGGGTTTCGTCCTTTCCCTGCGCCGCCGCCGCCGTCATCTCGCCCGCAGGCTCACTGCCCTAGGGCTTTTTTCATGTGGGAATCGGCCCGCGACTTCCAGAGCTCGTAGTTCGACGAGTCTTTCGCCTGGAGGAACATCTCGGCCACGGCACCGGCGCGAATGCTCTTCGCCATCTCGTCGCTGCCGCCCTTGACGATGTCATATTGCTCGATGAGGTCGTCGGCCACGCTTCGGGCAAACGACTTCTCAGCGGCATTGAACACGCTCGCAACCGGAGATGGCGCTGGCCTCTCTACCGCTGGCCGATCTTCCTGCACGGCTGCCGGGCGGTTCGCGTCGAACCGCCTCTTAGCCTCTTCGGCAGACTTGATTGACGCACTGCCGACGTAGATGCAACCGACAACAAGCAGCCAAGCAGCCACCACCATAGCGATGATGTTGGCAATGATCTTTCCTAAAAATCCAAGCATTTGAGGTATCCTTCTTTGTTGGGGGTGAGCCACCTTATGACCGGGGGCGACTCCATTCAAGCCTCGTGGGCAGCCGGTGGCTTGTCGATCTCGGGGAGGTAGTCGAGGTTGCTCTCGCGCCCCGTGATCTCCTCGTCGTAGTAATGGGTCTCGGCCATTTCCTCCGACGAATGCCCCAACTGCTTCTTCGCCGACACGCCAGCCTTCTTGAGATACGAGGCGGTGCTCTTTCGGATCGCGTGGAATGGCTTGTACGGCACATCAGCACACCGGCAAAGCACCTTGAGGCTGGCGTAACACGACAGCATTTCCCGGTCGTCCAGCCAGGGCCATACGCGAGCCTCTGGCGGCCCCTTCTGTGCTGCCAGCATCTTGGACAGCCCTGGCGAGATCGCCCGAGTAATGGTTTCCCTGTGGCCTTTGCGGGTGGCTGCCAAGAACGTGAGCGTATGCCGCTCCAGATCGACCTCCGACCACCGCAGTTGCATGACCGCGCCGATCCGCTCCCCGGTCTGAAACATCGCCTGTAACTTGGTCGTCCAGTACCAAGCGGCTGGCTTGCCCGCGATCAAACCCTTTCGGTGCCGGGCGGCGGCTACCAGTTTGGCGAGCTCGTCGGCCTTGTACGCCTTAGGAACGGGCTTTGGCACCCTCGGGCGGGCAAAGTCTGGGAATTCGATCAGTTCGCCGTCGCTCCGCTTCCACCGCTTTTTCGCCAGCCACGTCCAGAGGCTCCGCAGGTGGGCGCTGTCTTTGGCGAGGCTGGCCGGCGAGATAATCCCCCGCCTTTTGTCGTGGACGGTGCTTGCCCGCCACCGCAGGAACTTGGCGGCCGTCAGGTCGTCCAGGTCGTCGACCGTGGGCTCGTGGCCCAAAAAGTCCCTAAACCGATTTAGGGTATCCTCGTACATTAGGACCGACCGATCCGACAGATTCTTGAGCGGTGCGACCCTATCCCTGAGTAGTTCTCGAAGCGTCATTTCTCGTCTCCTTTTTGTGCCAAGGGAGGCGATTGTAGCGTGCCTGTACAACAGTACAAACTACACCCCATCCGCTAGAACAATCGGCCCCTTTGGCTGGTTGTTCCAGTGTACGGCGTTTCGAGTCAGGAAGGCAAAGCCGGCTGCGTTTGACGGACGTGACGCTGGCGTTACTATTGGGGGTATGGTCGCGTTGGCAAGCCCAGACAAAGAGTGGATTACGATCGCAG